TATTCATTAAATCCTAGTTTATTAAAAAATTTCGGACAAAATGAAATCCTTCTTTCAGGAAGTAATGAATACCATAATTTTGTAACGGGTTCTGATTTTAGTCCTTATGTTACAACTATAGGATTATATAACGAAAATCAAGAATTATTAGCAATAGGAAAATTAGCTCAACCCCTTCCTACATCACAAACCACAGATACCACCATACTTATAAATATAGATAGATAATCATGGCAAAACAATTAAAAAAAATATTTACTACAGGTAGTGACTCAGTATTACAAAATTATACTATTAATTCATGGCATGTATCCCAATCTGTAGACGCACTTACTGGTAATGATGATTATGATATTATTATAAGTGGTAGTTTAGAAATAACAGGGAGTGTTAGAATCGAAGAATTAGATACTGATGCCGCTCTTACAAATTTTGTAGTAATAGATACTACTACAGGAACTTTAAAAAAAAGAAGTGGAGGGGATGCCGGAACATCAGGTTCATCAGGTACTTCGGGTTCTTCAGGTACCTCAGGTTCATCAGGTACTTCAGGTACTTCAGGTACTTCCATTGCGGGCCCTCAGGGAGCCTCAGGATCTTCAGGAACTTCAGGTTCATCAGGTACTTCAGGTAGAGATGGTTCCTCCGGTACTTCAGGCACTTCAGCAGTTTCTATAACAGGAACTGATACCTATGTGTTGTATTTTAATGGAGATGATAATCCTGAAGGAGCATCTGGGTCAAGGTGGGATGATACAAACGGCACCCTCCAACTTATATCAGGTGATAATGGAACCTCAGGAATTCCTAATCTTATTTTGTCTAATAGTTTAAATACAATTAGTACTTCAAATTTAGTGTTAGGAGAAATTACTGGGAAGAATTCATATCAATCAAGTACTACTAATGCTGCATCTATAAAATTTGAATCAGATGGTGTTTGGAGAACTGATGATTATCCTACTAAAGTAACATTTTGGACTACAGAGGCGGGTGGGAAATCCGTTACTAGAAAAATGGAAATCCAGGATGATGGGAAAATTCAATTTAATAGTTATAATGCTTCTACTTTCTTTGATACTAATCCTGTTTACCAATTAGGAGTTGATAGTAGTGGTAATGTAGTTCAAACAGGAACCCAATACTCAGGTTCAGGTATTGTAACTGAGAATTTAGGTACAATTGATATGTGTACTTATTATGATTATGTATCTGGTTATACTATGGGTGTTACTGGAGGTACTCCTTCAACTAATGAAGTAGTTGTAGGAGATACTGATCCTTCAAACGTATCTTTAATTTCTGTAGGATATAGTAGTAATAGCACTTTACAAAGAGCCCTTAAAGCTTTACTAGCACCCGATACTTATAGTAATGAAAAGGCTGCTAAAATTACTATAAGGGCAGGAGGAACACCCGCTAGTGTTTATACCATAAATAGTATAACTGATGATACGGGTAATAGTCAATTTCTTTTATCTGTAAGTAATACCATATTAGGGGGAACATTTGCTGCGAGCTCTGTTAGCGAGTTTAAATTAGAAAGAGATGGGGGGTCTTCGGATAATAATTGGTTTATAAAATTAGCTAATTATAGTATTACTGCTAGACCCGAAAACCTTAATAGTCCAAGTAGTACAAATATTGATGTTTATTGGGATCTTAATTCTACTTTTAAAACCAGTCTAGCAACAGGAGATGATATAATTGTTACCAGCTTACCTTCTGTAGGAACTATGACGTACTGGTATACTTGGTATAATAACGGAGTATTAAATGGAATTAATTTAGCTTCTATTACTAATGGTCAACCTTATGTTATAAAGTTTATGTATTGGAATTATAATGTATCAAGTGAAAATGACTATGGCTTTATGTTATGAGGAAACAGAGGATACGGTTAATAAAAATTAAATTATGAATTGGTTATATGATGGAAAAGAAATCACAGACATATCACAATTTCCCCTTGGAACATTTGGGTTTGTTTATGAAGTAATTACCCCCGAGGGTAAAAAATATGTAGGTAAAAAAGTTTTATACCATAATCAAAAACGAAAACTTACTAGAGCCGAATTAGCAGACCAAACAGGACGTGGAAGAAAATCGTTATATAAAATTGTAAGTAAAGAAAGCGATTGGAAATCATATATTGGTTCAAATACTCTCTTAAAAAATCAAATTACTGAAGGAGAAGTTACGAAAGAATCTCTGAAAAGGCAAATTCTCGAAGTAGCTTTTGACAAAAAACACCTTACATACCTCGAAACTAAATACCTATTCCAGCTAGGAGTGTTAGAAAATCCAAATTTATATTATAACGATAACATTTTAGGAAAGTTTTTTTCAAAAGACTTTGATTTCTAAATTTCCCATCGTATATTCATTTACATGATAAATCATCTACTAGTAACCCTAGTTGATTCCGTTTTAGGAAAAGGTAAGCAAACCTCAAGAGGTAATTATGCTTACCACTGTCCTTTCTGTAAGCACCACAAACCAAAAATGGAGGTGAATTTTACAGAAAATAAAAAAGGACATAATCCTTGGCATTGTTGGGTATGTAACACCAGAGGAAAAACAATTCCTAATCTTTTTAAAAAAGCAGAGGCATACGATAAGATTGAAGAAGCCAAAAGATTAATCCCCCAGGGTTCATTTGTTGAGGAGACTATAGTACATAATGATTTATTCCTCCCCAAAGAATATATCCCATTTATTAATAAACCTAACAGTCTAATGGCTCGTCATGCTCTAGCATATCTCCAGCGTAGAGGAGTTACTGTGGAAGATATGATTAAATATCATATGGGGTATTGTGAAAGTGGGGAATATCAAAATATGATTATTATTCCTTCTTATGATGCTGAAGGTAATTTAAATTATTTTACAGCCCGTAGTTTTGAAAGGGAACCATTTAGAAAATATAAAAACCCATCAGTATCTCGCGATATTGTACCATTTGAAATGTTTATAAACTGGAGTAGCCCGTTGGTATTGTGCGAAGGACCATTTGATGCCATAGCCATCAAACGAAATGCTATTCCGCTGTTAGGGAAAAATATTCAAACTAATTTAATGAAGAAAATTGTTTCTTCTAAAGTTGAAAAAATATATATTGCGTTAGATAGTGATGCTATGAAAGCAGCACTTAATTTTTGTGAAAGGTTTATGAATGAGGGTAAAGAGGTTCATTTATTAGAAATGGACGATAAAGACCCTAGTGAGTTAGGATTCAAACGTTTCACTGAACTTATACAAAAGTCTACTCCATTAACATTATCTGGGCTTTTAGCTAGAAAATTATATATATGACAAAAATTAAAAAAGCCTATGGTCGAATATTAGAAATTTCCGACGACCACAAACAAATAACCCTTCCCGATGGGAGATATTACCGTAGAAATGGTGAATATTACCCATCAGTAACTTATGTCTTAAGCCATTATCCTAAAGGTAAATTTTTTGAAGATTGGCTTAAAAAAGTAGGATATTCTGCTGATTATATTGTTAAAAAAGCATCTGAAGAAGGCACACAGGTCCATGAAATGATTGAAGCTTACCTTAATGGTGAAGAGTTAAAATTCTTAGAACATGGACGTCCTATGTATGATCCTAATATTTGGGAAATGTTTTTACGTTTTGTCGAATTTTGGGAGGAATACAAACCCTCATTAATTGAAGCTGAAGTCCACTTATTTTCAGATGAATTAAAAATAGCAGGTACTTGTGATTTAGTTTGTGAAATTAATGGTGAATTATGGATTATAGATTTTAAAACCTCTAATCACCTTCAAACTACGTATGATATACAAACAGCAATTTACGCTCAATGTTTTGAAGAGTGCTTTGGTAAAAAAGTAAACCGTACTGGTATCTTGTGGTTAAAATCTTCTAAAAGAAAAGCAGCAAAAGATAAAATGCAAGGTAAAGGATGGGAAATGTATGAATCATCCCGCTCACAAGAAGAAAATTTAGATATTTATAGAGCAGTTCGTAAATTATTCGACTTAGAAAACCCAAACCACAAACCAGCATTTACCGAATTCCGCACCACAGCTAAAAGAGATTTGTAATATTTATAACAAATACTTCGCTGTGAAATTATACGATATTTTAAAAGAAATACAAGGAAAACCCAAAGCACTAATTTTAGCAGGTGCCCCTGGAGCAGGTAAATCATCCATTATAGGTGATATTTTAAGCCAATTTGATCTTAAAGTATTAAACGTTGATGATTTTTATGTAAAAGACCTAATTAAAAGGGGTGTATCTCTTGATATGAAAAATGCTACTCCTGAGGAGCGTAGTGAACAAGCAAAAGCAATGGGATTTTCTAAAAAGCAGTATGATGCTGCTATGGATGCCGCTGTTGAAGCTAATGAAAATATTGTAATAGATGGTACTGCTGCTTCAAAAGGAGCAACATTAAAACTTAATCAACGTTTAAAAGAAGCAGGATATAATACTATGATGTTATATGTTTATACTTCTTTAGAACAATCACTTGAACGTAATGAAAAAAGGTTTGAAAAGAGCAAAGGCAAGGACAGAAGTTTACCGCCTGCAATTGTATTTAGGACTTGGTCTGGCGTTACTGGTAACTTTGACACGTATTATAATGAATTCGGAAATAACTTTGTAGCAGTTGTAAATGATTCTACCCCATTTACAGAAAAAAGTGTTGAAGATATTGTAACAAAATACCTAGATCCCTATAAACCTTCTGACACAAAACCCAAAACCCCAGAAGAACAAGCTAAATCAGATGCTAAAAAAGCTGAAACTAATAAACAAGTAGCTGATTTTATGAGTAAGGATCAAGTACAAAATGTAATAGATAATTCTGTTACTAAAGAAGAAGCCCAATCAAAAATTAAAGCATTTTTATCTCTATGAATCGTTTATCCGTTAAATTACTAAAAGGTTTATTAGAAGAAGCCGAAATCCCACGTAAGGAAATAGTTGGCATGTATGGAGGAGGATTTAAACCTCCTACAGTAGGACACTTAGAGGTAGTAAAACGTGCTTTAGATGAAAACCCTCAAATAGATAGAATGATTGTGTTAGTTGGAAGTGGAGAAAGAGATTCTATTACACAATCTGAATCATTAGCTATTTGGAGAATATACCAAAAGTACCTTCCTAAAAAAGTAGAAGTACAACCTGCTCCTGAAGGTAAAGCCCCAATTTCTGCTGTTTATTCGTATGCTAAAAATAATCCTGAAAAAGATATTTATTGGTTTTTAGGAGCTAGAGAAGGAAATGAAGAAGATTCTTTAGATATAATTAAACGTACTAAATCTCTTCAAAGCGGGAATTATCCTAACGTTACAGTAAAAAAAATAATAACTGGAGGTACTGTAAGCGGAACTAAAACTAGAAAAGCTTTATTAGCTAGAGATAAAGAAACATTTATTCAATCTCTTCCTGATATCCCTGAAATCAACCAAATTTGGAATATGCTTTCAGATACAATGGGTATTAATGAAGAAAAAAACCCAATCCAACCCAATTATAAATTATTAGCTGAAAAGGGGGCTTGTGTTTATCATGAAGGTAAAAAATTATTCCTTAAGCGTAAAAAATTCTACGACGTAAAAGAAATAATTGAAAATAGATATAATTTAGAAGATAAACAAGGTAGACAATTTTGGATTACTAAATCTGATATGAATAATAAGTGGAGTAAGTATGATCCTGAAGAATTAAAAAAAGGAATCGAGGTAGAAAAAGAACATACTGATGATCCTAAAATAGCAATGAAAATTGCTTTAGATCATTTAAAAGAAGACCCAAAATATTATACTAAATTAGCAACATTAGGGTTAGAAGAACGATTATCATTTAAAGTAGATAACTTTGATGAAAAAGAGGTAGATGCTATTGAAGATTTTGCTGATAATAAAATGCGTCCTGACATTGATATTGACTTATCAGGACAACATTTCTTTGATCGATTAAACGATCCTCGTAACTACCCAGACATTGAACCTTACGAAGTAGAAGATTTCTTTGATAAATTAGCTGATAAAAAAGAAGAATTTATTGAATTCCTAAAAAAATATAAAGAAGTAGTAGCTAAAGATAGGGAAACTAATATTAATATTCCTTTTATGAAAATAGCAAATAGAGCTATTGCTAAAACTATTATGCGTAAAAAGAATTTCTTATCTTCTACTCCTATTTTACCTTTACAAGAAGGTAGATACGATCAAGAAGTTCTTACTCAATCTCGTTTTATTTTAAATTTATTTAAATCAACATTAGGTGAACCCTATAAAAGCGAGGATTTTGAATTTGAAGGAAATGTAGAAGATGTTTATTATGATTTACAATTAGAATTTGTACCTACTGATTTTGATACTTTAGGCCCTATACCTTACATTATAAATGCTGCGGGTGATGGAGATAGCATAGAAATTATAATCAATTACAACCCAGATGCCTTCCCAGAAAATTATAATAAATTAAATGCTGAAATTAAAGATGCATTAAGACATGAATTAGAACATGTTGGACAATACAATTTCCCTAAAGGTGTAATTCCTCGAGATATTGGTGACCCTCCTATATTTGATTATCTAACCACAGATTTTGAAATTCCTGCCCACGTTCAAGGATTATATAAAACAGCTAAAACTAAAAAAATTACTTTAAATCAAGCAATCGATGATTTTTTAGATGAAAGAGCTGAAGAATTATCTGCTAAAGAAGAAGCCCAAATAAAGAAAATTTGGTTAGATTGGGCTAAAAAGAATTTACCTGCTGCTCAAATTACTGAAGCAGACCCTAAAAAAGGCACAGGTAAAAAACCAAAAGGAAGTGAAAGAAGATTATACACAGATGAAGATCCTTCTGATACAGTAGGAATTAAATTTAAAACTAAAGAGGATATAGTTGATACTTTAAATAAAACTTCATTTAAAAATAAATCTCATGCTCGTCAATCCCAAGTAATTAATTTAATCCATCAAAGGGTTAGAGCAGCTTACGGTAAAGCTAAAGACCCTGATACAAAAGCGAGGTTAAAAAGAGGTTTAGATTATATAACAAGCCGTAAAGAAGCTTCTAAAGAAAAAACTAAACGTTTACAAAAACTTGATGAACTTATTTTAGAAGTAGTACCTAAAGATGTAATTGATAGCTTTGATATTCAAGATACTTTAGTTCAAGATGTTTGGGATGGTGAAAAATTAAAACCCGAAATTAGAAAAAAACTCCTTAAAATTGCTAAAGATTTTTTCGACTCATTGGATTTACCCCCAGGAGTAAAATTAAAAGATATTAAATTAACAGGTAGTTTAGCTAACTATAACTGGTCTAAATTCTCAGATGTTGACCTACATTTAATATTAGATTATGCTGATGTAGATGATGATGAAGAATTTGTAAGAAATTATTTTATGGCTAAAAAAAGTATTTGGAATGATGCTCACGATATTACTATTTATGGCTTTCCTGTAGAAGTATATGTTGAAAATGAAGGCGAAAGCCATACAGCCTCAGGTTTATATTCTGTTTTAAAAGACAAATGGATTGTTGTTCCTAAAAAACAAGAAGTAATGATTGATAAAGATGATATAACTACTAAAGCAGAAGGTTATATGTCTGAGTTAGAATCAATCCAAAAACTTTACAATGATGGTGAATATGAAAAAGTTATTGATAAAGTAGACAAAATTAAAGAACGCCTTAGAGATATGCGTTCATCAGGTTTGGAAAAAGGTGGTGAATATAGTGTAGAGAATTTAGCATTTAAAGTATTAAGAAGATCTGATTTTATAGGTCAATTAAATGATTTAAAATCTAAATCTTATGATACTATGATGACCTTAAAAGAAAATATAGATACAAATTCTTTAAATCCAAATATATTATCATTAACTCAATATATGGGAAGTAACGGTTTAAATTTAAAACCGTACCCAAAAGTTAAATTTATCAAAAATGACAAAGAAAATGCTGAGGATTTATTAGGAAAAACAGCCTATTACGATCCTAATGCTAAATTAATAGCATTATATACTTTAAACAGACACCCTAAAGATGTGCTACGTTCATATGCTCACGAATTAGTTCATCACCACCAAAATTTAAATAATACTTTACAACCATTCCAAACTCAAAACACTAATGAAGATGGTGATTTAGAACAAATTGAACGTGAAGCATACGAAAACGGTAATATATTATTTAGAAACTGGGAAGACTCAATAAAAAACCAATAACATGACAACTAAAGATTTTATAGATGCTGTAAACGATGAGTATGATGTTGAAACTCTCGAATTAATGCAAAGTTTAATAGATAAAAGATTAACTTTATTAAAAACTATGCAGACAATAGCTACTCAAAAACAAATAAAAGGATTTAAAAGATATGACTAAAAGTAAAGGACTAGGAGACACAGTTGAAAAAATAACCACAGCTACAGGTATTAAATCTTTATTTGATAAACACATGGGAGATTGTGGTTGTAATAAAAGAAAAGAAAAATTAAACAAAATGTTTCCTTATAATGAAAAATGATAATGTTTTAAAAAAAGAATTCTCTAAAAAAGATGTACAGCGTGCTCGTAATTTAGTTACAGGCAATCTTAATGCTCGTACAACTGAGGGAATAGGTTATACTAAAAAACATGAATATCGTGTTGAAGGTGATGTATGGGAAGAAGATGGACGTACTTGGACTATTAAAAATGGTTTAAAACAAAATATTACTAAAATGGACAAATTCAAGAAAATGGGTAAACTCCCATTATTTTGTCCTGAATGTAATAATTTAATGAAGAAAAACCTAGATACTAAAGTATTCCCAGCATACCAAAAATGTTTTGATTGTGTAGTTGATTACGAAGCTCAACTTGAAAAAGAAGGCAAATCAGAAGAATATTTTACTAATTTAAGAAACCAACATATTCAATCAGCAATAGATGGTTATACTGATTTTATGAAAGATAAAATGAAGGAATCAAATGCTAATTATGTAACTGAAGCAGGTGATGTAGAAAGTTGGAAAGGAGGTACAAGTAAAGAACAAATGGAAAAAGAACTTCAAGAAGGTATTCAATTTTTAGAAAATTTAAAGATTAAGTAATTTTACATATTTATCGCTAACATGGCTACATCTAACCTTAAAGAAATCATCCAATCAGTATTAGCAGAAAAGCGCGATAGGTGTCTTCGTATTGCTGATAGAAAATTCGACAAACCTTCAGCATACAAAAGTGGTGCTGTAGTTAGATGTCGTAAAGGTGATATTTGGAAAGGTTTAAAAGAAGAACAACAAACTTTTATTCAAGAAAAAGCTAAAGAAACCTTACGCACTTGGTTTAATAGAGCAGGTGCTCCTGGTAAAACTGGAGGGTGGGTAGATTGTAATTCTCCTATCCGTAAAGATGGTAAAATAACAGGTTATAAATCATGTGGGAGACAAAAAGGTGAAAAGCGTTCTTATCCTGCTTGTCGCCCAACTCCTTCACAATGTAAAGATGAAGGTAAAGGTAAATCTTGGGGTAAAAAAGCCGCAGGTAAATAATAATAAGGAACTTATCAAACAATTATAAAATGAAAAAATCTGAATTCAAAGAATATCTTAAAACTGAAATTCTCAAAATGAATGAAGCTACTCAAGAAGAAGTAGATTTACAAGCAGATCTTAATGCTGAATTAGAAAAAACTCAAAAACTTACTTCTGACATGAAAGAAAGCAAAGTTAAAAAATCTGCTTTTAAAGAATATTTAAAACAAGAAATTCTTCGTGAAATTAACGAAGCTGAAGAAGAAACTGATGTTGAAGTAGACGCAACTGAAAAAACTCCTGCTGGAGACGAAGAAGTTAATATTGAAGATGAAACTAGCTTTGAGTTCGAACCGACTGGTGAAGGCGACATTGATGCTATTACTGATG